GGATGAGCGCCCTCGAGTATGCTTCGCGCTGCTTGTTTCTTTCCAAACCTGGCTTGCGTTTGGGCAGTATCCTCGTGAGAACTGGCTGCTTCGGCGGTTGTGTGAACTTCGCTAGCGAAGGTTACACGTCTGCGTGAGCTTTGGTGCGTGCTCGTGCACCTAGGGGGCGGAGGTATCCGGAGCCAGACCGGAGTTGGGAGATGGTCGTTGATACCCCAACTAAAACAACGTCGTTGACCTCGCTAGCCCGAGCGGGCTGCCCTCCCAAATTGGTTACAACATGACTGACATCGCAATTTGGGATTCTTCTGATGTCGTTTACGAGAGCTACCGGGTTAGAGCGGCGGTGGGCGTTAGTGGCGCTGGTTTGGTTGTTTTCCTGTCGCTCGCGGCAGTTTTCACCTACCAGTCGCTGCGTTTGTCCCTCTGGCTCGCTCGTTGGGTAGTCCTCTCTTTGCTGTTTACGCTTGGGTCGGCGTATTCAGTTGCCGCACAACCTTTTTGGCTTGTGTTCGGTTTCCTCTGGCCCAAAGCGTTTGGTGGGGACGCTTTTCCTCTTCCTCCATTCTCTTCGGAGTTTAATGGAGAGCGGCTGCAAGGTGGTTACTTGCAGTCGAACTTACCAGTTGAGGTGGGTGAGCGCCGTCTCCCCGTCTCGGCACATTTGGAATGTGCCAGGCTCCGCAGACGCGCCCTTTGGGTGCGTCGTCTGGAGCATGTTCTCGGCCCGGCTGTGGGCAGTGTGGGCTTGTTTGTGAAGGGGCGGTGGGTACCAGACCTCCCTCTTCCTCACAGGTCCACTCCTGTCAACTTCGTGCTGGCTCATGCGATAGGTGGAGCAAAGATCCTTGGTGGGGGATCGATAACTACCGGCAGCGGGGACTCACAGCGTGAAGAAATTTACGTTGTGGTGGAGTTCTCCAATGGCTCCAGGGAAACTGTTTTCCCTGAACTCGTTGCTGGGTTGGCAGCTTATGCGTTGTTGAGAGAACGCAATGCCATCTTGCTCACCGCTCTTCGGTCTCGTGCCGTCGAGTGGTGCAAAACGGCCGGACTTGGAAAATCCGTTTCGTTTTGGGCCGTTGTTTCGGCTCTCAAGATGGTGTGGACTGTAAGCAAGGCTGAGTCTGACTTGGCTTTGGCTTGCGCATCGGGCTGTCCCACTTTCCCATCTCTTCTCAGTGTTCCTACTTAGGTAGGATCCGTTGAGCTTCGGGGACTCTGCTATGGCAGTTGTCCCGGTCCTCTCCTTGAGGGCAGCACCCTGATGCCGAAGCAAGACGTGGTCTGTGACCATCTGGAGAAGAGGCGCATGCGCATCGCTGTTGCTACAGGTTTGCCTGGTACTTGGCTTCCTGGAGTGATGGCGAATTGCACCCATAACGAGATCGCAGCTTTAAAGTTGCGTTCTCTTGCTCCCAATGTGCAGGTTGAGGCTCTTGGCCCGGGCTTTCGCTCTTGTTTCGGCAAGTTGCGAAGGCTCGTTCGGGCCTTTGACGCTGTACCTTGGGACCACCTGTCGACTGCGATGTCTTACGAGGGATCGCTTCGACGCCGTTACCTTGAGGCTGAGCGCTCTCTGAGGGACGACGGCCCTGTTTCCAGCGGGGACGTAGTTCTTAGGGCGTTTTTGAAAGGTGAGAAGCATGGTCATGACAAGTTGGCCAAGCCTAGGTTGATTTTTCCGAGGTCGCCTAGGTACAATTTGGCCGTTGCTTCCTATCTTAAGCCGCTGGAGCACTGGTTGTGGGGCTACCTCACTGCTCCTCGGTTGTTCAAGGGTGGCGTAGGCAGGGTTGTGGGGAAGGGGCTTTCTCCCCGCCAGCGCGCGAACTTGATAGTTCGCAAATTCCAGTCCTTCGAGGACTGTGTTGTTATGGAGGTGGACGGTAAGGCTTTCGAGGCCCACGTTTCCATGCTCCAGTTAACACAAGAACATTCAGTGTACTTGTCCGCTTACCACGGCGACAAGAGTTTACATAGTTTGTTACGACACCAGCTTCGGCTTAAAGGTGTCACATCTAACGGCGTGAAGTTCTCACGTGTAGGTGGCAGAGCTAGCGGTGATTTTAACACCGGGATGGGCAACACACTCATCATGCTTGCTGCAGTTGTCGGGGCTTTGAAGGGTGAGGTCAAGTTTGACACCCTGGTCGACGGCGACAACGCACTTCTCTTTGTGAGTAAGTGTGACCTACCGTGGTTGCTCAACAACTTCGGCCGTAAGGTGTTTGTGGAGACTGGTCATGAGATGACGCTTGAGAGACCCGTGTCCTTCCTGGAGGGTGTCCGTTTTGGACGTTCGGCCCCGGTTTTCCTTGGTCATGGTCTTGGGTGGACCATGTGCAGGGACCCTAGGGCGGTTTTGTCAGGTGCCTTTGCTAGTCATAGGTGGTTGAAGGAACCCATCTTTGCTTCCCGTTGGTGTAACGGTGTTGCAAGATGTGAGCTTAGTTTGGCTGTTGGCTTGCCCATAGTCCAAGTGTTTGCCCGTCAGGTTTTCCGTAAAACACAGACCCTGAAGAAAGCGCCTGTTGAGGCGTTACGTGATTACTTTGTGATCGGGGGCTGGTTGGCGGGGGAGGAGGTTTTCAGACAGCCTACAGTCGAATGTAGGCTCAGTTACGCTCGGGCCTTCGGTATCAGCGCCGAGGAACAAGGGGCTTGGGAAGCACACTTGTTGGAGGTCGAACCTAGGTTTGATTTTCCTAGCTTCCCGTGTCCCGATCCTAGAGTGTGGTGGAACGCTGAGCCTGGATTGCTGGAATCCAGGATGTCTGTGCGCATGTAGTGCGTTCTGTGCGGAGGTGACCATATAGGTATGGGGCTTTGGAAAGCAGCCTTCTTCGTGCTCGTGATGGTGGAAAGTCACTTGTTTGAAGGCGTTAGTACGTTAACCTACCTGGCCATTGACCTGTCGTGCCTGCAGTGCAGTTTAGTCTAGCGCGGGGCCGGTAGAGGGCTGTGCAAGTCCGTGATACTGACAGTCGGGGTCTCCATACTACCTTGGGTGAACTTGGTACAGAAGCACACCGTGTGGGGGGTTTGCCCCACTTAGCCGGGGGTTCGCTTACCCGGTGTGGCGATTGCGAGGTAGCCTTACTTTAACAGGCTCTTCAGGGGGACCCAGCGTGCAAATATCTTCGGAGGGCCGCACGTGGGTAGCATTGGTAGTGTGACGTGCGGGACTGATTCCCG